TTCAATCCTATTCATTATACAATTGTTAAGGTTGTACTAACTAGATCAAAAGGAGCTTTTTCTAACACATCTCCAGTAATTGCTCCTGAAAGCGTTACACTATCTGAAACTGTTTGCGCTGTGAACACAAAGTCATAGCTGTATAATTCCCCTACTACAGGAGTTACTCCCGTTGGAACAATTTCTAATGCAGTAGTATTATTAAATACAAGGAAGTCACCCGCTACCCATCCTGTACCCTTAATGCCCTGTGTAAAGTTCCCAGCTTCAGCGGTTAGTGTTGCTCTAAAGCCTGTAGTGCTAATGTTAGAAATAGCAACATTCATATTAGTAAGAGAACGTGCCGACTTCACTAGGTAATCATTCCCGTCTGCTATACTTCCACTAGGTATGATATCAAAGTCATCGTCAGAATAGATTTTATCAATCTCAAACTGAAGCATTATTTTAGAGCTTTCAGATTGATTCCCATACATTGGCTTTGCATAGAAAGTCCTGTCTGCTACTGGAATAGGACTGAAGTCTGTTGAACCCGACACCCATTCACCGCCTAATGTACCACATGAATCAATGAAATAACATACTAATTCTTCACACCCTAATGCGTTTAAGTTCTTTACATACTTCTCTTGTGGGGTGAAAAAAGTAGCTGTAACAGCCCTAACCCCTAAGCTAGTGATCTGGTTATTGCCTGTGCCTAACTGCTCCGTATTAGGGTCCGCAATTACGTTTGTGTACTCAGCGATCAAAGGCGTTAACCTCCATCGTTTGGATGGGTCAGAAGCATTCAATTTGCTATCAATAAATGATTGAGGCAATACCCCATCTACAAAATCGCTCGCTTCAATTTTATTTTCTGTCCCGTCATCAGCAAACTTAGGGAAAAACGCGAGTCTTCGGCCATCACCGAAAGTCTTTGCCCCAGAGTTTGTCCCTGTATTGGCATTAGCACCTGTAGCGGTGCAACCACAAAATATACTCATATCTTTTTTATGTTTAAATTCTTAACAATTACAATTTTTTATAGGAACACTCGTTCTTATTCCTATCGCTGATAGCGTATGATTAAATAAGCTGTCAACTACACCGCTATCCTTATTGTAAGCCCCAAACTTTAAAAACTGCTCAATTACAAAGCTATCTAAAGTCCCAAACCTATAATAGTTAAACATGCTTTCTCTTATCTCAGAGGCTAATTTCCTAAGCCCTAATAACCTATTTTCTACAAATTCATCAGCTTGCCAATCTTGAAAGTTTGACCAATCTGCCAACACAAATCTAAAGTCCGGGACTATATAACTTGCGTCTTGATTACCCCAATCTTCCCTAATCAAATTCTCCATATAGAACATAGGCAACTTGTCTTGATCTGGCATCTGATCTACTTCATAATTCAAGATGTAATGTGTGCCATGAAAGAAAAACGGGTTAGGCACTACGTAAGTATTCGCCTCTGCTAGCACTCCAGGCACTACAATAGTGTTTGATACTGCGCTAGAGCTTATCACCTCATAATCAATATTATCAATTGACACATTCATGTACTCTCTTAGATGATAGCTATTCTCTAGAATTAGAGTAGTATTAACCCCGTCATCTGAGAAAGACTTCACATTCCCTGACAAATCAAGGTCTGATATAAATGTGCGCATTACTTCAACTATATCAATCATAATACACTGGCCTCTACACAAGGCAAAGGGAAATCTTTATAAGATTCATAGCTATACAATAAATCAGCAAAATCCAAACCTGTACTTTCTGCCACAATGTCAAACGAGGTGTTATCGATTAGATTGGATATTGAATAACTTATATTATCAATCTTTACGGTATCACCTTCATACAAGTATGTAGTATCAGATACGTTGATGGTATATTCATTAGCACCTAAATCAATAGAGCTTTCTACAAACCCATCTACATTAGAGTAATTCTCTATGAAAGGATAGATTTCTTCCGACATTTCACGAATGACAGTGTTATATCTATTTCTTGCAAACACCCCCCCATTCACATTATTACTATTACTATTCTTATTCCTCTGATTGCCTGTAGGGGTGTTTACTACACCGCTATCACGCATCCAGTAGAAATAGATAACACCTAGCACTACACGCTTCAGACCTCTTTGCGTTTCCATTTTGTCAGTGCAATTATTAAAATAATCAGAACCATTAAATAAGTCTAGCCACTTCTGTTTTATCAACGGGCTTTCGTCTCTTATTTCAATATATGCCTGATCTCCAATAATCTCACGAACAAAAGTAGCGTATTTCTCAGAAATGAAAGCCTCTAAATCAGGGCGTAATACTTGCGCCTGAGAGATTCTAAACAATCCTGTAAAGTCTTGGTATGTAATGCTAGGTAATGCCATCGTCTATTTTTTCTCTTTTGGATATTTAGCAAACTTCTTTTTTACCAGAATTTCAGCCGTTTCATCTGTCACTTCGTAAACTTTGCCAGTTTCCAATTTGCTTTTGTTATGCTTTAAAGCCTCTACCTTCTTCATATTATGCTGTTTCAAGTGATGCAATATCAGTTGCAAATACTCCTGCTACAAATGCGCTTCTATCATTGTTCTTAACAATAGTACACCCTCTCCATTCAACTAAGATTGTTCTGAGATTTTCCGTAAAGTCGTTGCCGCATAACCCAATATCAAAACGCAACCCTTGTCTAGTAACAAGTAAAGACTTACTAAAGTCTCCAATCAAGTACTCGCCTACTGTGATAAGTGTGCTTTCAACAATTGGAATCTCACCTAAAAACAGTGTGCTACCTACTTGAAATAACCTTTCAACATATCGCTTATCAGTAGCAGAAACTTTAACCTGCTTCAATTTCAATACATCGCTAGGGTGCATAAAAATTGCCGTAGGCATTGCGTCCATTTCTTGTGCTACTTTAATTTGAGTAGAGGCCACCTCTAAGACATCCACAATATTTGCATTGTCTACAGCGTTAGCGGATGCGCCTGCACTAAATGCACTTGCAACAGTTCTAATGCCGTTATGATTCTGCCCGGTACCATCACCTTCGTAAGCCTGTGCCTCAACTACCTTCAGAATTTCACGCATCAACTCGTTGTTGATTTCACTCTCAATCCAAGTAATATCATCAAGCATCTCTGTAGATACTTTGATATATGCCGTAGATTTTTTCACATTTTCACTAGCAACCACCAAATCAAAGTCAATCTGATTCTTTGAACTTGCTTCCGCTGTTTGCCCTGCTGTACCTTCTTTACCTGACTGATACACCCACGATACAACATTGCTTGCTGTCGCTCTTTGCCCCATCAAATCAAGCAATCTTACACGCCTTGAAGGGATAATATTAAGCCCTTCAATTCTGTCCTCTACAGGAATATTGCCACCGCTTACATTCCCTGCAAGTGTCATTGTGCCTACCGCTTTAGTAGTAAAATCTACTCTATGGCTTGCGACTTCTGATTTGCTACCATCCTTTTGGATTTTCAAGCTTTCCAAATTATCAGACAATGCTTTTCTAAGCTCTTGCTTGAATGTCATTTTTTCCACCTTTCTTTCTCCTGATGAAAGTTTTTGGATTTGCAAACCCTGTGCCTTCAGCGCATCGTTCAGAGCTTTCATTTGTTCATCCTTAATTGCATTAAATGCCTTTTGCAATTCAATTACATCATCTTTAGTGGCTTTCCCTTCTATCTGCTCATTCAGATAGTCTGATTTTGCTTTATTAAAATCATTGAAATGACCTGCCAATGTTTCTGCATCGTCCTTCAACGCCTCTCTTGATGTACCTTTGCTTTCTAGGTACTGGTCAAGGTTTATATCTTTAATCCCCATGTTAAATACTTAAATGTTTAAAAAAATCGTTACCTCTTTCTGTCTCAACCGGCTCTACTTTAAGAGTGTCTTTTGACGGCTCGTTGTTTTCAAGTGATTTTTCATTATTAGTAAAAGCGGGGGTGTAAGGGTTTGACCCAAATACCACCGCTGAAAACTCTATTAATTTTTGTTCAAATACAGGGAAGAAATACCCCTCTTCCTCTGCTAACTCTCTGTTAATTACCTTATCAATATTAGCAACCCAGACTTTATACCCTGCTTCGTCTTCAGGATCATTTACTGCTAAATCTAGCTTAATGTACTGCAAGCCTACTGAATGCTGTTTAATTAGCCCTTTCTGATACTTTTCTAACATGTCTTCATCAGGGGCAATAATGCATCCTAATACCTCTGTCATTCCCGCTTTGCCGTATCCTAGCTCAGATATGTCTACTTGGCTAATGAATGCCCCTTTATTCTCTGCAAAAATATTATCTACTTTGTATACATGATCTTTAATAATCGGCACTACTCCGCCCCTCTCTGCTACTGTTTTAGCCCATGAACCTGACATAGACACATCCTTATGTGAGTCCATGAATCCTACAGAGTTGCCAATTATCACCACCTCGTTATCATTGAAAGTATTTGGCAACATTTTAAACGACCCGTCTTTAGCAATATCAAAAGATAAAGCATCAGCGAGTTTAGGCATTGCTTTCTTCTCTTTCAAAATCTGCTTCCTATTGCCCTTTATAAAAGCAATCTTTTCAGATTTGTTAGTGATGCTATTTAGTGATTTGAGTACTTCCATTACAATTCTTTATCAAAGTGAATATTACCATTTGGCATCACAGTCTTTTTGACTAGCTTATTACTATGTAAAGCTTTTGCCTTTTTCTTTGCATGCTTTCTAGCCTTTGTTAAGATTTCCTCCTTTTCTTTACTCTTCTTCATTTTCATTAGTGTTTACTTCTTCTCTATCGTCCAATAAATTACTAGCCGTTTCCTCATCAATCCCATACACATACCCTAGTGTGGCTATGCCTGACTCGTAAGAACATATTCCGCTCGACACTTGCGCCTGTATACTTAGTATACCTTCTCTAGTCTCTTTTTCAAAGTTAAAGTCCCTAGTGTTAAGTACATCTATTCTATCCCTATCTACTACCCATTTAACACCATCAGGCAATAACGCACTTGCCATGAAGTTAAAAAACGTCTCAGCGTAAGGAATATAACAATCCGTATAAGCTGATTTAGTAGCTTCTGACAGGTTGTTATAAGTACTTGCAGAGGCGTCATTAAATAATTTACTATCAAGATTTAGACCGCTACAAAGCACCTTTAAACTCTGCTCTTGCATTTTCAGTATCTCCAGCTTATTAGGGTCTACGCCAATGCTAATCCATTTCATCGAAGCGTTAGAGATTATTGCCTTACCAAAATTCTTAGCCCCTCCTAGCAATCTGTCTAATGACTTCTGAAGAAACGTTTGCTCTTTTGGTATAAGTGGCATTGCCCCTTCGCCAGACTCAGGCACTAGCAATCCATTTGCTCCCATATTCTTAATAAGAACCCCGTGTGCTTTAAAGCTATTACTAGTAGCTTGCACTACGTCCCAATTAGGCTCGAAAGGACTTAGCCCTCTATTAGTATGAGGTGAAATATTAGGGAGTCTACCCCAAATCATTTCATTTGCATTGACAGTGTTTAATGCTTTTTCTTTCCCCTCTTCATCAATATACACCCCGGTAAGGGTGAAATTTTTAATATATGACTGAGATGCTCCATTCGCTGTATTAGGGTATATAGAAACGGGGCTAATTACCTTTAATTCACTTGCAGTTTTAAATCCTACAGGCTTATCTTTCATGTAAATTGCACACTCCCCTAATGCAATAAGGTTGGCTGTATTTACCTCTGTAAATTCTTTTAATCCACCGTCACATGAAGACTCTAAAAGACTTAAAAAGTCAGAGATTATTTTATTCCCCTTGTCTACCTCTTGCCCTTGACTATCAATAAACTTTGTCGGCAGTGATGCAATCTTTTCAGAAACTCTATTAGTGATATTGTAATAAAAAGGGTTGCATAAATAGCCTTTTGAAAGCAGTTCATCTATAGAAACCTTTCCCTCATCACCAAAAAAATAGCTTCCTATTCGGTAAAAGAACCCCTTCTTTATATTTTCCTGTGTAATCTTCACTATTGATCGTAATAAAAATAACTATCTGCGTACCTTGAAGCGTCAATTCCATGGTCATTGACTTTTAAAGGCATCTTATGCCCTTTGTCATTTGTCATAAATTCACCATCGGCTTTTTTTGCCCATACATATTCATCAAACTCATTAATTAAATCCACAGAATCCTTATGAATATATAACCTAGACGCTCTCATTCTTTTTAAACCATAATGCACGCTATCAGTGCCTTTCTTTGCTCCTATTGCCCTTATACCTGCAATCTTTAAATCTCTAATAGACTTCTTCTCTGCATTGTCCCATATTTGTAATTCTTCTTGAACGCCAGCTTTTTTAATTGCTTTTATTAATTGTTCATTTGGGTTGTCTTCTGGTTCGTCTAAGTCTAAATAAAGCCTAAGTATTTCCTTTAAATATAGCTCATTGCCCTTTCTTTTTACCCTTACTAATACATTTGGCGCATCTGTCCCAAAATCACCACCGAATGCGACAAAATCACATTCACTTTCTTTAGGCTCTTCTTTGTCAGAATACACTTTGTATGTAGGAAAGATTAAATCTTCAGACTTCCCTCTCATGCCTAAGCCATACACTTGCCACATATAAAAGTCAGCAGTGCCTTCCTTTACGTTTACTGGATGAGGTCGTCTTTCGCTTTCCTCCAACTCTCTATCTTCTGGATGCGTAGGCTCGTAGCTTAATATTTTTAGTCTTGCATTTGCAGGGCAATAGGGGTTGGTAAGTGCTGTGCTTCTATGCACTTTATGAGACAATGATCTTTCCATGTTAAAGCACCAACTCTTTACCGCACTAGGATTATAGTCAAGAATATAGAACTCATTACACCTCTGTATAATTTGATCTACTGTTTCTTTCTTGCAGTTCATCGACTCATTTACCCAAGCTAAATCACTTTCAAACCCATGAGCGAGCATTGCGTCTTCATTTAACCCTGTAAAGAAGATGGTGTTACCATTGAACATTATTGGTGTAGCCGATTTATTAAACGGAGTCGTGTTCCCGTAGAACTGAGTCCATACTTTTTTTAATGATTCGTATGTGGTTTTTTTCAACCTTGCCAATCTATCACGTCCGATAAGTATAGTCTTGCCTTTAAAAGTATTCATGTATTCACACACAAATATTGACGTGTCCCATGTCTTTCCGCTTCTAGAGCCTCCTTCAAGCCCTACCCCTCTCAATCTTTCAGTGTCAACGTAGTAAGGGTTATTTAGCTTTTCTCGCATTAGCTCCTCATTACGCAAACCTCTCATAGCTTCTCTATAAGAGTTGTTTAAAAAACTATAATTGCTAGTTGTCGTCAGTTAATTTAAACACTGCTATGTTTAGAGTCGCGTTTTCACTTTCCTCCCACTTATCTAACAATTTTGCCTTTTTCTTTACCTTATTCTCAAATAAAGCTTCTTTTATTAATTCCGATTTTTCCAACCCTAAGTCATAAAAAGTGGAGTTAGAACAAGGTAGATATGCAGATACGTATGTTACAAATACAATCCTGTGTTTTTTTATAGCCTTTAACGCTAACTCTTCTATTTCCTTCTTCTCATACGCCATATTCAACTTTCAGTAATTATTGAAACTTATGAAACAAATATACAAAAAAATATATTTATTACCTATTTAATACAATTTTAAGCCAATTATACACATTTATTGCTATTATCTGCATGTATTCATCCGGTGGGGTACTTCCGTCTATCCCTTGATTTATATCATACTCTGAGCCGTCTTTATTGATGCATTTATCAATTATTACGGGGTTGATGTCAAAGGTATCAAAAGCTGTTGTAACCTTTAATACGGGCAATTCTTTTACCTTCCCGATGTAAAGCAATCCTTCCTTTAGATATAGCTCATCGCTCATGTCTATTTCATTGACATGTATTAGATCATTCATTTGAACCTCTACGGTCTTTTCCCCTTCTACTAAATAAGCGTTTGGCATGTTATAAAGGTTTTTCTAGTATTACAGTTGACTCAAATATATCAGACCCATTTGTCAGAGTCTCTACTGCTATTAAATATTCTTTGCTTGAATTCATTTTTACTTTAGGGGCAAAGTCTCCAGACCTTACTCTGTTATTTACCCACAGTCCTTCTTTTCTTATTCCGAAAGTGTTAATTATACCTGACGTATTCGCGCTACCTGTTTGCGTAATTACTGACCTTTCACAAGACTCCCCTATATCAGAGTAAAGAATAGACGCATTATTAAGCACACTTGGCACATCATCTCTGTCATACTCAAATATTATAACCTGGAAATCATCCGCGTTCTGATTCTCTACGGAGACATGCTCTATAAAAACATCCCTTGTTTCTCCAGCTTTTATTCTAACTACTGATATCCCATAATAATTGGTTGAATTTGCTTGGAAATCTTGCGTTTCGCCCATGTATCTCTCACCATATCCGCTATCAGCGAATCGTATTGCGCTAAGGATATTATCTTGCTTTGTGGCTGTAGAGAC